AAACCCTTGAATATCTTTTAGAATATATGATTTAATTAAATAAATATTGTTTATATATGGTACATTCCAACATCCTCTCTCATTTTGAAACAAAATGTTTTCATAATTAAATGATTTAGAATACCACCCATATTCATCAGTTTCTCCCCAGAAATTTGACCACATTTTATCTTTTTTTTTGAACATTGGTGAAACAATATTTTTATCATATTGAATTAATTGTTGGATAATATTTTCATTTTCAACTATAACATTTGAATCAACGACTAAGTAATAATCAATATTTTCTTTTAAAGATTCTTTTAAAGATTCATCTCTTATTTCATATTCTTTTTTATCGTTTATTTTTTCAAAATTAACTTTTTGAAAATCTGTCAATAAATCTAAATCGATTTTAAAATTTTCTTCATAATATATTTTTAAAATTAAATTTTTTTTAGGATAATTTATTTTAAAAAAATTTTGAAAAAATAAATCATAATTCGAATCATTTTTTATTATCAATGAAATAAATATTAAATTATCTTCTGTAAAATCATATATTTTTTCATCATGATAATGATAAGTTGGATTCCATGTTTTTAATAAATAATTTGAATAATTATTAAATATTACTTTTGTCCTATCACCACCATTTCCATGATAATGACATGGTTTAGTATTATAAATAGTATTTATTATCCTATTCTTATCATAATCTAGTTTTATATCATTTTTAATATTTTCTGAACTTGTTTGAAATATATTACATTCTGTATCAATACATATTTTATCTTTGAAATCTAAATATCTTTGATGGATTAATAATTGATCATCATAATCATCTTTAAAATCAATATTTAATAATTCTAAAATTAAAGATACTTTCCCAATAAAACCACCACTATTAATATATTTGTATTCTGAATCATCTGTAAAAATATTTTCTAAACTGGTATCTGGCCAACATGATTTTTCACCTGCAAAAATTAATTGTTTTTCGCATTTTTTATATTTTTCAATAATTTCATTTGAATCTGATAAAAATATTACATCATAACTATCTGTAAATAATATAATATCATCATCATCATAATCTTTTAATTCTTTTTTTAATAAATTTAATTTCATACCTCCTCCTCTCCCTTTTTTCATATCTCCACCCATCCATTTTTCGTTTAAACCTAAAATTTTATAATTTAAACCATAATTATTACATGATTTTTTAAATCTTTGTAATGGTTCATTATCATCTGTAGCAACGGTTATAATCTTTAGAACCGAAGAATATTCTATATCTTCAATAAATGAAGATATTTCTGTATCACTATTTACAAATGCAGATGGTTCAGGATTTATTATATTATTTTTTACTGAACAAATTTTTACATCGACATTATAATATTTTTTATATTCTATTCGTGAATTATTAGGTAAATTACCTAATAAAGGTATGATTTCATCAATCGGTATTACATTTTTTATAATATTACTGGAATCAGATAATATTTTTTCACAGAAACTTCGTTTTATTAAATATCCTATTGTCCAATATGAAAAATTCGGTTTTACTAAATTTGTCGGTATTTTTTCTCCTTTTTTTCCATTTATTATAGTTTTAAAAATAATTTTTTTTTCTGGAATATTAGACATATTTTTCCTTGATAAATAGCACATATCATAATCAGATCCTTTTTTTGAAAAATTTTTTATCGTATCTTTTAAATCTTTTAAAAAATTATCTTCAAAAACAGCATCATCTTCTAAAATCAATGTAATATCATTTTTTAAATCTTTAGATTTTTGATATACAAAATAATGACTTAAAAAACAACCAATTTCTCCTTTTGTAGTTTTTCGATTATGAAAAGGATCATTCCATTCATCAAGAATTTCAAAACCATCATTATATAAATAATCTTTATTTATTTTCTGACCATCGATAGCATTGAAAAATTCATATTCTATTTCTGGAAATTGTTTCATTCTTTCAATCATTCTTTGTTTTTTATCAGGACATCTTTCAAGATTAATTATAAAACAATTAATATTCATTTTTAAAATTAATATAAACTAAAAAATATAAAACAAAAAAATATTAAACTAAAAATAATATTAAACTAAAAAAAAATATTAAACTGAAAAATATTAAACTAAAAATAATATTAAACTAAAAATAATATTAAACTAAAAATAATATTAAACTAAAAATAATATTAAACTAAAAATAATATTAAACTAAAAAAAATATTAAACTAAAAATGAAAATTATTTTAAAAATCATTAAAATCATCATCTATTTTTAATAAATATTGAAATTCATTAGGTATGTCAACAATAATTTCAGGATCATTTGATGGAATAATATATGTTTCCATTCCAGTTAAAGGGTCAATTATAATATTATCTGTTATAGGGTTTTTCTCTAATTCTCTTAAAGTTAGTGTTTCTATTAAACATTTTTTATTTCTTTCATAAAATAATTCTTTTATCTTGATATAACATTTACTCCAAATATTTTCAGAAAATTCTTTATCTAGAATATCATTTAATGAAAAAAATAATTGAGATAACAATGGTTTTCTTAATAATCTTTCTTCGTAAGATTCATATATATTAACTATAACATCAACATTTATATTTTCTTTATTATCTAATTTAATATTTTCAATATTAATCTTATCTATTATAAAATATTTTTTTGATAGATCAATATTAGATAAAATAATTCCTGGAGGAATTATATATGCATAAAATCCCATTTTATTAAATATCTATTATATATTTTTAATTAAAATGATCTTCAATTTCTAACAAATATTGATATTGATTTGGTAATAAATCATTATCATTCAATTCAAGTATTTCTTTTAAATCATTTGTATTTTGTTCTAAAATTAATCCTTTTATTTTGATATAACATTTATTCCATAAATTATCAGAAAATTCTTTATCAATTAAATTTTCTAATATAAAATTTTTAGACATTAATAAATTATTTCTTTCTAACCTTTCCTCATAAGAACTATATATATTTAATGTTACATGGACATTTATCTTTTCTATACCACTATCATTTGTATTTTCAATATTTATTTTATCTAAAATAAAATAATCTTTATCTGTATCAATATCATTTGAATTTAACATAATATCATCCGTTAATTTAGTTGTTGGTGAATAATATGTTAAAAACCCCATTTATATAATTTATATAATTTATTAAATAAAAATTTATAATAAAACTTATAATAAAACTTAAAGAGTATATTTAAAAAATATACGACTTATTGAGGATGTAGTATTGGAACTATTATTATTTGACACTGGTAAACTTGTTGCACTATAAGAAGTATTATATATATGTCCTTGATGTATAAATCTGTAAATTGTAATGTTATGATTTGAAGGGAAAGTAATAGTACTTCCTCCATATGCTCCATAACTGTTAGTGCTTCTTTTCCCTAATATACCAACATAATTATTGTTAGCTATTGTTATTCCAGAATTTGGAACAGTCCACCAAGTATCACTATTATTTTTAACAAGGTATGCCGTGGACGCAGTTGTAGTACTAGAATATGAAGGGGGGGGACTTGTTCCTAAATCTCCAACCCATATTGATTGATTTCCTGAATTATTTGGAGCTACTCTTATTTCAGTTATAGTCATATCTGAACCAGTGGTATTTCTAAACCATAAACCCCTCACAGACCCACTATAAGTTCCCGATTGATTCGGTATATGTGTTGCATTAAATTCATATTCAGTAACAGAAGGTATGGATGTTCCAAAAGTTTTCCCTTTAAAATTACTATTTATTGATATAGGACCTGTTGATGGAACAGGATCACCGGATACAAAACTTGCGCCTCTAAAATCATTTAATTTAATATCATTATTTGAAAGAGATAAAGGTGTTATTGTAAGTGACCCATGTGTATTATTATTAGAAGTACCATAACTTACATTTGTTCCACTTGAATTTACATGAGAACCACCACCTTGTCCTCCACGATTATATCCACTTCCACTATTTGTAATTCCTGATTCCCCCCAATTACCTCCATATATCCCACCACCACCTCCTCCAGGATTACCTCCACCACCACCTCCTCCTCCAAAACCTCCATGACTAATACCTTGTGTACTATGACCAGTGCCACCCTTACCACCATTTATAAAAGATATACCACCTGATGATGACCATCCAGTTCCATTACCTATTAATCCCCCTCCACCACCACCCCCATTATTTGAACCAGAGTTTGTCCCCCCAGTTGTTGTACTACTACTTGAAGATAATCCATCTCCTCCACTAGAAACTAATGTTCCAGTTGTACCAACTATTGAACCTCCTCCTCCACCAGCAATAACCAGTACATCGTTTATTGTTCTATCTGAATAATTTGAACCTTTTACCATGAATGTTCCACCACCACCACCACTTGCAACCCAACCACCGCTTCCATTTCCTTGAGTTCCCATTTGTCCAACTAATATCATGTATGTGTCACCTTTAGTCAATGTAAATGTAGCATATATACACGCTCCTTGACCATATTGCGAATATCCTTCACTTGCACCTTTGGCATATATCTGATATGTTCCTGTATCTGGGACTTTCCAAACTTGTATTCCATTTACACCTGATTCACCAATAACATTGAAATATGATGTATTATTCCACCAATTATTTGTAGAAGAACCACCATATGAAATAATACAATCTGATAAAGATGGTCCAGTATTTCCTGTTGCTCCACAATTTGTAAATGTGTGTGCGGAAAATGAGTAAAGAGAACTAGATAATTTTGAGTGACCTGAAGCATTGGTAATACCAGAATTAATATATTTATCTTTTAAAATAGATAATTTTATATTATTTGTTAATATGGTTGAATTATTCGTTATCCCTCCCCCTGAGTTCCCAGAAGAAGTAATAGTTATTTTTACATAACCATCATTATCCCTTGATTGAGTTCCGACATTATACCGATTAGTCATTTCACTTGTGTTAAAATAACTACCCCCTCCAGCACCAGAACTATTACCTCCTGTGTATCCTGCACCTGCTCCCCCACCATTACAAGCACCATTGCCTCCTCCTCCAAAACCCCCAGCAGCCCCTCTACATGAACCTTGATTACTATCTTGAAAAGGATTACTATAACAAGATGTTGAATTATATGATCCATTTGGTGCTGAAGAAGAATTTAATTTTATAGAATTATAATGTGTTTGATAATTGCAGCTCCCAGTGTTACTATTACCACCACCATTACTTAACCAACCTGCACCACCTCCACCCCACCCACCATTAGCTGTTTGACCTGTTCGTCCGCCACTACCAGCATTTGTGTTTGCAGTTCCAATATATGTTGTTGATGTGGAGTTTCCAGATGAAGAACTTTCACCATATTCCGCATTTTTGCCATTACCACCAGAATTACCCCCGCCACCTCCCCCGCCAGCGATTATCCAAGGTAATGAATTAGTGGTAGTCCCTGCATTTGTCATACTTATACCAGGACCTACGACGCTTGCACCACCACCACCAGATGTATATCCAAATCTCCCTCCTCTACTCCCAACAATTATGCGTAATATATCTCCACTACTTAATGTTTTAGTTCCTTTAATAATAGCTCCAGCACCACCTAACCTAGTAGTGGTTGTTAAACAAGATCCCCCCCCCCC